CCATGAAGATGAGGACCTTGCGATTGCGGATAGAGAACGATATACTGGCGAAGGCGGGGAGACACCCTGTCCATTTCATGCGCTTGAGTACGTCCGTCAAGTCAAACGGCGACAGAGTGTAGCCGACAATGCCGTTGTTCAAGAAGACGGGCACGGCGGTGCGCATGAGGTCATTGCGCATTTCCGAGCAGGGAATGACCCAGCCTCGGCCGAGCATGAGCGCAAGTACAGGGGCCGGGTCGCAGGCGATGGATATCATCGTCATCATGGCCAGGTTCTTGGTGATGCCGATACTCGCTCCACCAGGCGTCTCGTTCGTACAGAAAAAGCCGTATTGGCTCGTGTGGAGTTGGCGCGGGCGCGTGAGTTTCATGCCGGTGTCAAAGTTGAGCACGACGCGACGTGTGTGGCTCATGAAATCCAGGTAGGAGATGCGAGAAAGCGACTGGAGAGCGCCGGTCTTCTCGTCGCTGTGGCCGAGCGCGCCGCCGCCTCCTGAGCCTCCCGTGACCCAGCGCCCCTTGAATCCGCGCATAACGCCTGCGGTAATGGTGACTCCCTCCTGTCTCCCTTTTTCATTGCGTCCAGGATACACGAACAGCTTGGGGATATTGCCCTCGCTGAAGATGTTGGCGAATCGGAGACCCTTGTATATATCCACGTTATAGGCGTATTCGCTGTCCACGGCGAGTCTGACGGCCTTCTTCCAGTTGGTGTATGCGTTGGAGAACAACATGCGAATGAGGTGGCCACTGGTCAGGGCGCGCTGGTTGCGCGTGTCGTCCCTGTCGGCGTTCGGGTCAATGCCGAGATGGACGCGCATGAAACGGCGCACACAGTCGGCGAGGAAGTGGACGCGACTTCCGCCCTGTTTGTCGGAGATGTGGATGAATGTCTGGTTGAAGAGGATGTCGTATACGTGCTCTTCGCTGAAGCCTTTGGTCATGGCCTTGATGAACTGTACGCTGGAATAGGTATCTGTAAAAGGGAAGGCCTCGGCTATGCTGGCGAGGAGATGGGGGATCACGAGCTTGGCCTCGGCGGATTCCAGGTCGGGGTAGAGTAGCCGGAGGATGTCCTCGTCGGATTGTACACCCATGGCGCGGAAGAGCATGAAGACCGGGAGGGGTTTGCGGACGTAGGGGAGACTGACGACGAGGGTGTCGGTGGCGCGGACCCAGTTGAAGGTGACGACCTTTACTTGGCGTGTCTCGGAAGACAGGCAGGTGATATTGCCGTAGGTCTCCACCTTGTCGTTATTGGGTTGCTTCTGGACATAGAGGGTATTGAAGGCCTGCTCTTGCCGGGTAATGAGAACCTTCTCGGCTCCTTCCACGATGAAATACCCTCCCTGGTCTTGGGCGCATTCGCCGGCCTCTTTGAGGAAGGATGCTGGCTTGCCGTGGAGGACGCAGTTGCGACTATGTAAAAGGATTGGGAGTTGGAACAAGGGCATGCGCTTGAATTCCAGGATGATGGGCTCTGCTTCTGCCGCAGCAGAGGCAGTTGCCTGATCCGGAAGAGTAATGGTGAGCTCTACGCGAATGGTGGCGTATACGGTGGAGGAATACGTGAGATTGCGCAGCCTGGCCTCATTCGGAAAAAGAATACGCACTTCCTTGCCTTTTTGGAGCGCGATGGTGGGTGCGCCGATTTCTATTTCCTCGCCTGTGCGACCGCCGATGAAGATTTCTACGCGGTACATGTAGGTGCCTGTCGAGGGATTCAGCTCTTTGAGCAGGAGGATAGGGTTATTGGATTTCAGAATGGCGGGAATATCTTGGGCTACGAACTGATCGAAGGAATCTATGTGGTGCCGTGTAAAAGGGTAGTCTGTTGTCTTGAAGTAGGTGTCCAGGAGTTTTCTGGAGAGGAGTGTATTGGGATTGGCCGAGTGGAGTTTTAGCTCGGAGGTTTTAGGTAAGGGCTTGGGCTCCTGTGGCGGTGACCGCGAGAAGTTGTTTTCAACATACTGTGCCGGCGGCGAGCCAGGGGGCGTGGCACGGAAACCTTGGCCAGGAGCAGGGGGTGAGCCAGGAGGCGTGGCGCGAAAACCTTGGCCAGGAGCCAAGAGAGGAGCACCATAGCCATAATTCGGTGCTTGAATTACAGGCATGGCAGCACGGTCATTCACTGCTGGCACGAAGGGAGGGCTGTTTGGAGGTGTGCCGAAAACGCCTCGCTCTGCTGGCACAAAGGGAGGACTAGGTGGTGTGCCGAAAACGCCTCGCTCTTCTGGAATGAAGGGAGGGCTGTTTGGTGCCGGGACATTAGATGTAGACATTCTAAATCTAAAGTTCCGAGTGGTTTTCTTATCAGCGCAAAAGCGGGGCCCTTATACAAGTTTACTTGCTGCACTCGCATGCATGGAATGTACAATGCTTGTTGCAGGTATATGAGGGCTGTGAAATTCAGGACGAGGGCTATCAAACGGCACGTGGCCTTTCGCTAGCATCTGTATATCATTGCCGATTGTGGCAGGGGCTGCCGCGGGGAAGGGGCGACTGAATACCTCGGCCACATTGCTGAGTGTGACGTCAAGCATACCAGCACCACCCTTTTGACTCTTTCCCTTACGTCTCGTGGCTCTCTTCCTCTTGGCGCCGCCCACGAGATTGGATCCCATGCGCGCGGCCGGAGAAGGGAAATTCGTCACGCCCGCCGCCTCTCCTAAAGTGGAGCTTTGATTGGCAAAACCAAATCCGCCGGTCAAATAAGCAGGGTAACTCCCGTAAGGCGTCTCCGCTCCCGCCCGAAGCTCGTAGTGCAAGGGCGCTGCTCCGCCGGATTGGCGGGAGGCCTTTAGGCTCTGTATATAGGCCTTGGCGTCCTTCGGACCAATGTTCTTGTGAAAGACCTTCTTGTATTCCTTCTGGAATTCGGGCACACTCATCTTTCCCGCACAACCCTTGATATGTTCCAGGGCCTTGCGAAGTCCACCTAGACTGAGGGGTTTGGACACCTTCTTCGTGGTTCTTTGCTTGCCCATGCTACACTATCTATATATTTTTTCATACATTGGATGATTTATATCCAAGCCCGGGGATAATGGGCGACTTATTTCTATTTGTATTCGTGGGAGATAGAACAGACTTTGTACTTTCAATTGCCGTGTTTACAAGCGATGTTAAAGGGTTGGTTGCTGATTTGGCGGAAGGCATGTTTGAGACGGAGCTATTCACGGAATTACTTATTTGGTCGATAATCGACGGGCTGTTACTAGAACCGGAAAAAATGTGCTGAAGCGCTCCTATGACAAAGAGGAATGATAGGAAGAGTACAATCCACGGCGCAGATGCGGCCAGACCTACTTGCCAGGTACTTAGGCGGTACTCGGAACCAAACATGCTTATGTGATTGTAGATACCCATCAACAGGGCTAGAACACTCGCCCCCACCAGGATTGTTGATCCGAATCGGGGGATAATGAGGAATATGAAAAATGCCGCCAATAAAAGAACTATGACTCCTGGCAAGAATAGCTCCATCTTCTGCTAATGTAGTGTTAAATTTTGTCCATCAAATCAACATGGGTTAGGAATTGTTTGCGACAACAAGGGCGCTTCAGGCCGAGGGAGGTCATAATGGTTAGCTCGGGAGTCTGGGGAATCTGACTGCCGTCCATGTAGAAACGCTCCTCGGAGCTACCGCGAATCTTCTTCACTTGTTGCTTGTATTTGTTCCACTTGTCGGCGATGACGTTGTTACAACTGAAACACCGGATGGGAATAATCATTTGGACTTTCTTCTGGAGATACGTAGGAAATCAATTTTATAGCCCCGGACGGCTGCGTTTATAGGGTGTGTAAAAGAAGGTTGTGCCTGTCCAGAAACAAATGACCTCTGTTCTGACTGGCGGTGGTTTGAACTATCAGCGCGGGAATCCCCTCGGGCGTGAAATCCGGCAGTTACAGAGCGAGTTGGCGGAGTTAAAGAAGGAGCTTGAGGCGCTTCGTTCTGGCGGGTTTGGCACTGCCGCGGCGGCGCCTGGAGCCCAGGGCCCTCCTGGACCTGCTGGCGCCCAGGGCCCTCCTGGCGCCCAGGGCCCTCCTGGCGCCCAGGGCCCTCCTGGCGCCCAGGGCCCTCCTGGCTCCCAGGGTCCTCCTGGAGCTCAGGGTCCTGCTGGCGCTGATGGCGCTCAGGGACCTGTCGGACCTGCTGGCCCCGCGGGCCCTATCACCTACATCGCGATGCCCCCGAATGCCGCCCTGCCTCCGCAGACGCAGGCCGCCTAAACAAGCCCCTTGAGTTGGGCAGGTTTGATGTGAATACCAACTTCCTCTAACTCCAGACAAATACGTGTCAAAGGCCTGCCTGAAAATTTTTGGATTGCGGTACGAATGGTCTCCATCTGTTCCTCAGTCCACTTCGGCGCCTTCTTTTTCACTGGTGCAGTAAACACGGTAGTGCTCCTCTCCAATCCCTCCGAAGTCTGTCGGAGTTCACCCACTTCTAGCTGGCCTGCGTGGTGCTTATCATGGCACTTCTCACACAACACCACCAAATTCCGCAACTCATTACTGCCTCCCTCGGCTCTCGGCAGAATGTGATGGACTTCCAGCTCCTTCACAACAGGATCGCCACACACTTCGCACTCCTTTCGCTGAATATTGGGATTCCATAGACTCTTCGGAGCATCGGTGGCAGCCACTTCGCCGCCCAGAGCACGGCGTATTTCGTGGGCGCGATCCAGAAGTTTGAGAGGTATTCCCATGGCCCGCGCCACTTCTAGGCCGTAGGTACAAGAACCACTTCCTGCTTGGAGAGTTCGGTCGTAAATGAGTTTTCCCTCGGGCGTCCGTTGTACGCGCAAATGCCAGACCGCGATGCCTGGCCTCGGAAGAAGCCGGGGCACTTTCATCAAATCGTGGAGATGCGTGGCGAACATGAAATGACAGCCCTTTTCGTCCAGATGCTCCAGAGTACTGGCCACTAGCGCAGTGGCCGACATGGATTCTGTGCCACTACAGACTTCGTCACCGAGTACTAAGCTCCTATCCGTGGCCTGGGCGAGAATATCGCGCAGCTCGGAGATTTCCACGGCGAAACTTGATAGACCTGCCCACAAATTGTCGTGACTCCAAATACGGCTGAAGGCCGCGTCGTAGGGGCGAATACGCATAGAGTCGGCGGGCACGAAGGAGCCGGCTTGGGCGAGAATGGTGGCGATACCGACGGCCTTCATCAGACTCGATTTCCCACTCGCATTCACGCCGTAGATGAGCCAGCCTTTGGCTTCTGCCTTAGTGGAGCCAAGGCTGACGTCGTGTTTCACATACTCCATGCGTGTCTGCGCAGTGTACAAGAGAGGATGAACAAGCCCTTGGATTTCTAGGCCTTTATCTTCGGCTGCTCCTGTGGAAGGCCGTGTCCATCCATACATCCTCGCCGTCACGGCCAAAGCGATAGTGGAATCAACCCGCCCCAACCAAGAAAACCATTCCTTCTGGAAAGGCACGGCCGCCTCCCACATGGTATCACACGCCGGCCTGCTTTCTTGGCGAAGCATTATAAACAAGTCGCGAGACAGGGTACGCACGCTGTCCACAAACACGTAGAGTTCCTTACAAGACACCGTAATCGGCCCAGATTTCTTATAATCCACCTCCAAAGCCGTCAGTCCCCCAGCCTTGGAGAAGATAGCCCCTTGCACAGTTTTCAAAAGAGTCCGAGAACCTTCCCAGGCAAACTCCCCATCACCCTTTAACACGAGCGAGAAGCTTTCGGCAGGTATTTTGATTTCCTTACAGAACACGGCCCAAGTCTGTGCCCAAGTCTCCTGAATATCCTGGATTTTCTTCTCTATCGCCATCGTCCTAGGACCGGACATCGCCGTAAGATAGCCAATGGGCTCTCCATTTTCCTTGCGCTGCGCCTTTTCCTCATCAAACAAGGAACGGAACATGCGACGGAATTCGGCGATCTCTGTTTCTAGAGACTCAGGACACGCAAGAGGAGTATCTCGGAGATTCTGAATGAGACAAACAGTGGCACAATAACTCTGGGCGAGTTGTAGAATATCTAGACTGCCTGTGGAAGCTTCGGCAAACGTATAGTGTAGCCTCGGAATATCATAGAGTCCCTTGAGGTCCCGCTCCAAGGCGATTCTGCGCTGGCTAGGGAGTTCGCTCGCGTACGCAACTTCTCCCCAGCGCTTCTCCAACTCGTCCACGGCCGTAATGGGTCGCAAGATGCGTTCACGCAGATCGCGTCGTCCAATGGCCGAATGAGTGTGTTGTAGGAGACTGAGTACGGATTTCTGGCCATTCGTGGTAATAATACTCAGTTGCTCTAAGATGTTATTGGACAGCGCCATGTGGTCGGTGGGCGTATAAGGTTCGTGGCTGGCGAGACGATCCACTTGTTGAGGGAAATGATCTTCTACAAACCGGAGTAAGAGGCAAATGGCTCGTTCTGTTTGTTCTTTTATAGGCCCTAGGCCTAGCGCAGTTCTCACAGGAAGCATGGATCTCAGGCGGAACATTTTGCGGAAATATTCTTCTCGCGCAAACGGCTTCGCGAAATTGTCATTGGTGTAAAAGGGAATCTCGTGGACTATGCCTGGAATAGCCACGGCCGCCGCGGCAGCAGGTGGTACTTGGGTCACAACACTCTCTTTTACACAATACACTTGGAGCATGTGCTGGATATTATAGGGCTCGGTGGTTTGGAACGAGAAGGTCTCGCCCGTAGTAATGTCTAGTACGGCAGCTGCGTAGGTTGGGCCATCTATCCAGATGGCAGACAAACTCATGCGCTCCTGCGAGGCGGTTTCCAAGTGCGTGCCTGGACTCAGAATACGCGTCGGGATTCTGTTGATGACCTGGTTCGTGGCTGCCTCTTTTACTTGATCCACGACTACCACGGTCCAGCCGAGAGCCGTGAGAGGGGCTGCGAATTTATGGAGACTTTGTTCAGGAATGCCTGCCCACAAGCCGGTTTCTTTATTGGGGCCGTAATTAGGTTTTTCTTTTAGGGCGATATTCATGATTTCCACGGCGCGTTTCATGGATGTGTGGGGATTTCCTGATTCTGGGTCAATGAGGTCGTAGACTTCGTAGAATTTTCCTACGAGGAGGAGGATACAGGTATTGGGTCCGTATTGTTTACTGTAAGTTTCATAAAACTTGCGGTAAAGAACAGTGAGAGTCTGGGTCATATGTATACATAGAGGCTCGGGTTTATGTTATGACTCGGATGCGGTTGTTTCCTGTATCCGCCACGAAAATATTACCACTCGCGTCGACCTCCACGCCTTCAGGGTAGTAGAACGAAGCGCCCGTGCCGGCCCCATCGGCAAACGTCTGCGACCCATTCCCCGCGATCGTGGTGACCACACCCCCTGGATTTGTCACTTTGCGGATGAGAGATCTGTCTGGAACAATGATGTTGTTGCTAGCATCGATGGATACATCGTAAGGAAAGTCAAATGTAGCGTCCGCACCGGTGCCGTTGGCAGAGCCACGCGTGCCCCCCCCAGCGAGCGTTGTTACCACACCCCCTGGATTTGTCACTTTACGGATGCGATAGTTATTCCCGTCTGAAACAATCACATTATTACTCGCGTCAACCGCCACGCCCGTAGGAAATGAGAATAATGCACCACTACCAGTGCCGTCGGCAAACCCCCATGACTCGCCCCCCGCGAGCGTAGTCACCACGCCCCCGGGATTTGTTACTTTTCGGATGCGTTGGTTGCCATAGTCCGCAACAATGATGTTGTTGCTCGCGTCTATGGCAACGCCGCGGGGCCACTTGAAAGAAGCTCCCGCACCGGTTCCGTCAGCATACTCTCCCTGCCCGCTCCCAGCAAGCGTGGTCACCACACCACCCGGTGTGACTTTGCGGATGCGGTGGTTTAAGTTGTCCGCTACGATAACATTATCGCTTGCATCTATGACCACGCCTACAGGTAGATGGAATGAAGCACCCGCACCGGTCCCGTCAGCGAACGCTTGCGAACCGCTCCCCGCGAGTGTGGTAACCACACCCCCGTTTAGAATTAATCCATTTGGGAAACTCACTTTGCGGATGCGGTGATTGTAGGAGTCTGCCACAATCACATTACCGGTTGAATCAACGGCCACGCCGCTAGGCGTATTGAATGAAGCACCCGTACCGGTGCCATCAATATATCTCCCGCTCCCAGGCGACAACGTTCCAAACCCATCCCCAGCAAGCGTGATAACTATTCCTTGATTCTCAGGATTAAACTGAGTACTTGTTCCTGGATAAACGAACGTCTTAGAGGTAGTTGTATGTAAAGCGACGGGCGAAGCAAGTGTTGTGGAGAATCTAGAATTATCATACATTACCTTCCCAGAAAGCGCCGCCAGACTATATGGCCTGGACAACCCCGCATTTTCTCCCACGTCTCCTAATGACACTGGTCCTATGAATTTTGCGGGGTAATCAAACTGCGTACATTTCCATTTGTTGGTTGTCTTGACAAGAACTGTTGTGCCAGTTGTTATTGCTAACCACGCAGCAGTAGGTCCACCGTCGGTGAATCCTTGATTTTGCCATGTACTATTTCCAGTAGGTCCAGCATTCACACCACGTAACTCCAATGTATTTAATCCTGTGGGTACGGTAACTGTAAAACTTCCATTTACAGTACCTGCAATACCTTCGTATCCTAAACTCATATTTCCATTTGTAGACGGATATTTTACACCATTTAATACTATATAACCATAATTATCAACTCCACAGGACATTGTAGCCCCTGTTACTGCGGGTCCTGTGTTTATAAAATTATAATAAAATGAGGAAGCAAGGTTGGCTGGTTGATTCGCTACATATGCCGTTGACATTAACCACATAACTCCATTTCCCACGTCAGGAGCGCGAAGTTCCCAGCCGTCATTATTTGGAACTTTCCATGGGGATGACGCAGATCTAACCTCAGCTACCGCCACCGCTATCTGATTCCCAGGCGTACCTGGCAATGTATCTGAACCCATCAATGACATTCTAATATGGCTCAATAACTATCCACTAATCCCGCCGAGCCACTGCCTGCAAAAGTAGTGACAACCCCGCCAGGAGTAATTCTTCGGATACTATTATTGAACTGATCGGCCACGAAGATATTTCCCTTGGAATCCACGGCCAATCCACTCGGACGATAGAAACTCGCATCTGGCCCCACTCCATCTTTCCTACCGGACTCACTATTCCCCGCCAAAGTTGTAACCACCGTATCAGGTGTCATTTTGCGAATGCGCTGATTATAGGTATCCGCAATATACAAGATTCCTCCTGCGCTCAAAGCAAGGCCAAGAGGCGCATCAAAGGCAGCCTCTCTTCCCACACCATCTTTCCAAGTTCCTCCACCCGCATTTCCACCTCCCACGCCACACTGCGTAGATTTCTTCACAATACCTCCTTTTTCTAAGCCAGCCACCGTAGACACTCCTCCTCCAGGCGAAACCCTGCGTATATAGTTATTTCCAAGCTCGCACACATATACATTTCCCCCAGAATCCACGGTGATTCCTGCCGGTAAATTCAAGCTTGCGGTGCCCTTTCCACCATCATCACACCCTCTCTTATCACCCCCTGCCATCGTTTCCACAACCCCTGTCTGACTGATTCTACGAATCGCATGATTCCCTGTATCAGCCACATAGAGTGTACCATCCAAGCCAATTGCGAGACCTGACGGTTTGGCGAAACTGGCCGCGGTGCCAGCGCCATCCTTTCGCGTCAGCTCACCATTCCCCGCAAATACAGTGGCTGTCCCTGCCGGCGATATCTTGTAAATGAGATTCTTGCCGTAGTCGCACGCAAATACGGTGCCTCCCTGATTAACTACAATGCCCGCCGGAGAACCATCGAGTTTGGCAAAGGTGCTCACAATACCCATAGGTGTTATCTTGCGGATCGCGTTATTGCGCATATCAGACACGTACAAGTTGTTGTTGGAATCTATGGCAATTCCATGCGGTCCGTTGAATTGTGCTGTCTTCGGAGCGTCTGCCACGTTACATGTAAAAGGGAGGCCGAAGCATTTATTCCAGTAGAGCTTGATAGCATGGATGCCCTTCTTGCCACCATAGCCGTCGTCGAATAGAGCGAATAAATCTGTCCTGCCTCCAGGATCCGCCGAGACGATTCTGTCCATCTTTCCAACGAGGCTACAGTCCTCGGCCTTGTTATCAAAACCTTCTGTGGGTGTTGGTGCAATAACAGCCACAGAACGTACCACGGGTCTCCTCCTCAATTGTTTACTCCAACCGGGCTCTACCCAGTTTTCGTCGCACATTTCTAGAGTGCTCTATTCCTCAACAACAAATAGTCCCTGTGCATGCTACGGAGCACGGGCTCAGGTACTCTCTCCTTGGCCTCCTTTGGCAGAGGTTTGATGAGCTTGGCCTCCTCTAGCTCCTTGCGAATGTCGGTCAAGGGTTTCTGAGAACTTTCTTTGGAAATCGCCTTGGCACGTGTAACACGCTTCTTGAATCCGCTGAGCTGTACTTTTACTTTGTGGGTGTCTCTCGAGCGCTTCTTGGGCTTTGATATCGCCGGGGGGGCGAGGACAATCTTCTTCGGGGTTTTCTTGGGAGGGTGTAAAAGGAGTTTGGGTTTGGGCTCTTCGGTCTTTGGTTTGGGCTCTTCGGCCTTGGGCTCGGGCTTGGGCTCAGGCTTGGGCTCTGCCTTAGCAGAAGCATTCGGAGAAACCGAAGGTGAAGGCACATGTGTCTTGCGAATGACGACCGACTCGTCTTTTTTAGCCGCTGCCGCGCCACCTCTCGCGAGAGAATTCTGGATCACCCTAGCCGCGCTAATATTTGCCGCGCCTGTAATGGATCCTCCAGGAGGAACATCACCGCCATCCTGATATTCCTTGCGCTTCCTGCGTGTTGAACCGCCTGCGCGCTCCTTTCGGTAATGATCCACGGCCCCGCCAGTTATTTGTACATTCCTGACTTCTGACATTCTGCGCGCCTATCTAAATAAATAGCAAGAAGTAACTCAGGTATGAAAGTAAAAATTGACACTTCCATCCCTGCCAAAACCAAGTCCCTACCAACCATGTCTGCTGCAGAAGTAAAGGCAGCAGTCCAAGAGCCCAACCTCTGGCACAAATTCCTCGAACTCTACTTTGGTCAGGCAGACGGCAAGCAGATCGTCACCCACCAGCTAGAGAGCTTTAATCATTTCATGAAACACGACATCCATGAAATTATTACGATGGTGAACCCCGTGATTGTCCGGGGTAGTCCAGAGATTCCCCTCAGTGGGCCCAGGTCGGCCCTCGCATCCGCCACCGGCCTCAGCACTTCCGCCGCCAATGCGCTCATGGGCAACCAGGAAGTGGCCGCCGTAGCCAGCCTCGGACCCGTCAGCCGTGAATATGAGGTTCACCTCGAGTTCGGCAATATCCAATTCAAGAAGCCGACCATCTTTGAGAACAACGGTGCCGTCCTCCCCATGATGCCCAATGACGCGAGGTTGCGCAACCTCACCTACGCCGCGCCCCTCTTCGTCGACATCAACGTGACCTACATTGAGACGGACAACGCCCACGGTGGCAAGAAGTCCGTGCGCAAGCGCCTCTTCCCCAATGTCCACATGGGCAAGATTCCTGTGATGGTCGGCAGTGAATACTGTCTCCTCAATGACCAGCACCACGTGAACCCGGCCCGTGTCGGAGAGTGCGCCGAGGACATGGGTGGCTACTTCATTGTCCAGGGCGGTGAGCGCGTCTGTATTAGCCAGGAGCGCATGTCCGAAAACCGCCCGTTCGTGTTCCGCAATAACCGGAACACCGCGAAGGAGTTAGAGGTGGTGGAGGTGAAGTCCATCGGCCCGGACAATGACCAAGTGCCCAAGTCCAACTCCGTGCGGATGATGTACCACCCCAAGAACATCCAAATCATCCTCCTCCGTTGCTCCCTGCCGCGCATGAAGGCTCCTATCCCCCTCTTCATCGTCTTCCGCGCCCTCGGCGTCGTGGCCGACAAGGACATCGTAGACATGATTCTCGGACCTTCGGGACCGGGCCAAGACCGAGACACCTCCTTTGACACAATCATCAACGAATCCATGGCCGAGTCTTCGTCCGTCCAGACTCAGGAGCAGGCCTTGGAGGCGATGGCCTCCTACATCAAAATCTGGGCTCCTCGTGGAACCAGGCCTCCCATTCTCGTCAGTGACATCCTCGCCGAGGAGCTGTTCCCGCACATTGGAGCCGAGGACAAGGCATATGAGAAGGCCTGTTTCCTGGCGCACATGACACGCAAGGTGCTGTGGGTCTCCTCTGGTCGCATCCCCAATGACGACCGTGACTCGTACCCCAATAAGCGCGTGGACTTGCCTGGGTTCTTGCTGGCGAACCTCTTTCGCACCCAGTTCTCCACCATCATGGTGAAGGACATCAAGTCCTATCTGGCCAAGGAGATCCACGGCGGGAGTTGGAAGGCCACGGGCAACTTTGAGGAGATTCTGAACATCAGCAATATCCACAAGGTCATCAAGTCCACAAATCTGGAGGTCGGTCTCAAGACCTGCCTCGCCACGGGCAATTTCGGCTCGGCGAAGGCGGGTGGGCCGAGCAAGAACGGTGTGAGCCAGGTACTCAATCGCCTCAACTACATCTCTGGTCTCTCGCACTTGCGCCGTATCAGCACGCCCATTGAGAAGACCGGCAAGCTGATTGCGCCCCGCAAGCTCCACAACACGCAATTCGGCTTTGTGTGCCCTGCCGAGACGCCGGAAGGCCACTCAGTGGGTGTGGTGAAGAACATGGCCACCACGGCGATTGTCAGTATCTTCAGCAATCCTCGGTGTGTGAGTGACTATCTGGAGAGCCTGAGTGTGCTCAAACCCCTGACCTCTTCCTCTATCACCGAGAAGTTCACGGATACTCGAGTGTTCTTGAACGGGGCGTGGATTGGCACCTTGGAGCCGACCACCACTCGTAGCACCATTGACTCGCTCAAGGCCGCCAAGCGCGAGTGCCAGCTCCATCCGCAGACCGGCATTATTTGGAAGATGAATTTGCGCGAGCTGTGGATTACCACGGAGGCAGGGCGCATGTTGCGCCCTCTCTTGTATGCTCCCGCCATGCGCGAAGTCCTGGCTTCCCCTGAGCTGGCCAAGCGCATTGACGCGATGAAGACGTGGGAGGAGCTTCTTCTGTGGAAGACTCCTGGTGGCCACCATCTCATGGAGTACATTGACCCTGGCGAGACGGAGGGCGCGTTTATCGCGATGACCTACAAGGCTGTGTTAGAGGATGCGCAGAAGACGCATGTGGAGATTCACCCGTCCTGTATCCTCGGCTCGCTGGCGTCCAACATTCCTTTCCCAGACCACAATCAGTCGCCAAGAAATGCTTACCAGTGTTTAGAGGAGATGGAACCTATACTTCTATGGAGTGGGCAACGCATACCCATCCGGGACGCGAAGGTTGGAGATATTGTAACGACATTTGACCCAGTGACCAATCTTCCCTCTCCGAGCAAGATCGTACACCACTATGTTCGCGATACGGATAAAAACATATTCGCAATTACCACAGAATCTGGAAGGAGGATTGTGGCAACAGAAGATCACCAGTTTATGACAGACTACGGGTGGAAGGAGGTGTCCGAACTAGAAATCTCCACGATGCGCATGGGAATTCAAATACACCCGGCAAGCGTTTCTTCCGAAGTAGAAAGTTACACTATTCTTGACGAGGCAGATGTGCAAAAGATCTTGGAAGGGCACCAACTTTCAAGCACACTTATTAAAACCCACATCGCACAACTGAAAGCAGTTTCGTTACTTCCTCTGAAATCATCGGACGCACATGTACCAGTGCTTGCGCGTATTATCGGTTTCATCATGACGGATGGTGCGATAAATGTGTACAACAAAAAGCATGGCGGATACACTCCCCAAGTTCAAGCGAACTTTGGCCACTACGATGATGCGCAAGCATTTGAGAATGATGTAAAAGGGATGGGGTTATCGCCTGTTACAATCTCCAAATCGGTGCGCGATTTCAAAGGAGCTGTACACACAACTTACAAGATTTGTCACAACGGTCCACTGCCTTCACTGCTGATGTGTTTGGGTCCTACCTTTGGCAAATATACAGAAGTTTCCCGCCTTCCAGTACCTTCTTGGATCATGAACGGTTCCAAATTGGTAAAGAGGGAGTTCCTCGCAGGATTTCAGGGTGGCGATGGGTGTCGCATTCGCTGGAATAAGATGAAGAATGGCTGCAATTATATATGCGCAGCCACAACACAGCAGATTGCGCCGGCGTATCAGGATTCGCTTGGCAAATTTATGAGCCAGGTAGTAGACTTAATAAAGGAGTTTGGGGTTGATGTATCGCTAACACAGCCACAGCTAGTTGAAGAGCGTGTAATACTTGGTTACAAGATTTCCGACCGTCAGGAGAATTTGATCCAGGCCTTTGACACCATTGGCTATCGCTACGACACCACAAAGCTAATGACTAGTGCTGCGGTTGTGGAGTATCTTAAAATGAAAACGGTGTTTGTGAAGAAAACACAGGCGAATATTCAAAAGGTACGGGATTTATTCAACGAAGGCAAGACGTACGAAGAAATTTCAACAAAGCTGGGGATGGGAATTGCCAAAGTCCGCGATTCCGTTCGTAGTATGAAAGACGGACGCGAAATCTCTTGTCCAAAACTTAAGAATCGGACGATTGATGAGTGGATAAAGAAGACTTCTGTGATTGGCCAAACCCTCTTTGTCCCCATAGAATCTGTCGTGCCACACGAAAACGTGAGGATCGCTGATATCACGGTGGAATCTGAAAACCACAGCTTTGTCGCTGGTGACAACTTCGCCGTGCACAACTGTGCAATGGGCAAGCAGGCCATGGGCATGTACGCCCTCAACTTCCGCGAGCGCTTTGACGCGCTCTCGCACATGCTCTGCTACCCGCAAATCCCGCTGGTGAGTCCCTTCATGAGCAAGTTCTACGGCTCGCAGACGATGCCGTGTGGCCAGAACATCACGGTGGCGATTATGACGTACACGGGCTACAACCAGGAGGACTCCATCATGATCAATCGCGCCTTCCTCCAGCGTGGCGGGTTTCGCAGTATCTTCTACCGCACATACAAGGACGAGGAGAAGAAGAATCAGTCGTCGGGCGAGGAGGAGCGCTTCTTCAAGCCGGATCCGCAAGTGACGCGCCAAATGAAGAACGCAAATTATGAGAAACTCGCTGAGGACGGCTTCGTGCCGGAGAACCAGTACGTGGACAACGACGACATCTTGATTGGCAAGGTGGTGCCTCTTAGGATACCCACTGGCACGGTGATTCCTGCCGGGGCGAAGAAGTTCCGAGACGTGTCCAGGACGATGCGCAACAACGAGATTGGCTGGGTAGACCGCATCTTCCGCAATCGCAATGGCGAGGGCTACAGTTTCGCCAAGGTCCGCGTGCGCCAGGACAGGATTCCCGAGATCGGCGACAAGTTCTCCTCGCGCCACGGGCAAAAGGGTACGTGCGGAATGATTCTGAGCGCCGAGGACATGCCCCAGACGGCGTCAGGTATTATTCCGGATATTATCATCAATCCCCACTGTATTCCCAGCCGTATGACGATTGCGCAACTGATGGAGACTCTCCTAGGCAAGGTGGGATGCGAGGTGGGCGCTCTGGGCGACGGTACGCCTTTCGGTGCGTGTACGGTGGATGGCCTCGCCTCGCTTCTGCGTGACGACCTCGGCATGGAGCCGTATGGCAATGAGATTCTGTACAATGGCTTCACGGGCCGGCAGATGGAGACCAATATCTTCGTGGGTCCGGTGTTCTACCAGCGCCTCCGCCACTGCTCGGCCGATAAGATGCACAGCCGTGCTTCGGGTCCGCTGGTCATGCTCACGCGCCAGCCGGCCGAGGGGCGCGCGAGGGAGGGCGGTCTTCGTTTCGGCGAGATGGAGCGAGATGCCGTGGCCGCCCACGGCATGGCCGAGTTCACCAAGGAGCGCCTGATGGAATGCTCGGACGCCTTCCGCTGTTATTCTTGTAAGGACTGCGGTGGCATTGCGATCGCCAATCCCGTGGAGGGCATCTGGGCGTGTCGTGGGTGCGGGAACACGACGAATTTCAGCAGTATTGAAATTCCGTATGCGTACAAGCTGTTGTTACAGGAGTTAGAGAGTATGTGTATTAGTTCTCGGGTGATTACACAGAGCAGGATTATTACAGACATGCTTACGGCTGAAGCGGGCAAGTAAGGCGGCTTGACTGCCTTCATAAAAATTGATTTGGTCCTCCTTTTTCATAAGCAGGTCCAAACCAAAATGGGTCAGTACTACTTCGCAGTTATCCTGGACGACGAGGGGGACATTGTAGCGTGGATGAACGCATGCGCATACGACGAGGGTGTGAAGTTGATGGAGCACTCGTATATTCAAAGCACATTCGTCAACACCGTGGAGTTCTCCTTGAGTCCAGAAGGTGACTACTACAAGAGCAGGGTGGTGTGGGCAGGTGACTACGCAGATGACGAGCAACGGTATTATAAGAAGAACTTATATGCTCTATGCAATGATGATGAGACCAAGTTCATTCGCCCGGAACCCAGGAGCGCCACTAAATATCGCTATATTGTGAATCACACAAAGAAGCAATATGTGGACAAGAGCAAGGTTCACAACTTTCACCCGCTACCTCTTCTCACTGCCGAGGGGAATGGTCGTGGTGGTGGAGATTTGTACGACGCGCCTCCGTTCGTGGGCTCATGGGCGCGCGATGTTATTTCTGTAGAAGAGGCTTTGCCGGAAAAGGAGAACTTCCAGGAGTTGGCTTTCGTATTTACAGTTGACGAATAATAATCCTGGGTCTAGTGTAAAAGGGGTTCTGCGATGGGTCTTGTCCTCGTATTTGACGTGGACGGTACTCTTGGACCTGTGGATGGTGAACCGAATAAAGATTCTATTCCCATAAATCCGAAGATGCTCGAGGTGATTCGGGAAGGGGTGGCTGGAAGAGGAAAGGCCGTGGACGCTCTTTTTATTTTATCCAATAACTCGGACACGGGCTATATGGCGCGCATTGAGGCGAGGATCCAAGAACTGCTTGGCACCAGTGAGCCTATCTTTGACGATATCATGGCGCGCGGGGATTTCCGCCGCGATATTTATCGCGAAGACTTTTTTCTAGAAGGAGGTCTGCCCGTACACAATCCGCGGAAGAGTCTGGCCGACGTGGCAACAATGATAGAGACCATGAATCTAAAAAGGCGCCTGGCTACGGCTACGTGGCAGCAGAAGCAGCCGCAGAAGCCAGTCTCCACCCGCGGCCTCGCACGCCGAGTCTATTTTTTTGACGACCTAATACATTATATGAAAGACGAAATACCCGCAGATCAATACATTCACATAACCCCCTCTTACACAGGTTCCCGGGGCTACAAGGATAGGACGCGATATTTCTCGCTTTTGGCGAAGATTCGTGGCAAGGAAAGAGCTAATAAACGAGTAACACGTAAAAAATGATCCGGTCGCCAAGTGCGATAGCCAGTCCCAATCGTTTATCCCAATGTCCTTTAGCATGCAAGTTCTAAAGCGCAATGGCCAGGCGGAGAGTGTGAGTTTTGACAAGGTTCTCCAGCGTATTCGCAAGTCGGCCAAGGGTCTGCGTATCAATCCTGACGGCCTCGCCCAGCAGGTACTGAGCCAGATTTATAGTGGCGTGAAGACGTCAGAGCTGGACGATCTCGCCGCCCAGCTCGCTGCGAGTCTGTCCACCACGCACCCCGATTGGGGTGTCTTGGCCGCCCAGATCGCCGTCAGTAATCATCACAAGGAGACCGTCGGCAACTTCGCCGAGGTCATGATCGCTCTCTCGGATCAGAAGAATCCGAAGACCGGTGAGAAGGTCTGTACGATTCATGACGATATTCTGGCCATGTGCCGTGACCCCGCGACTGCTGCCGCGATCGAGTCCGCGATTGATTACCAGCGGGATTACGCCTTTGACTATTTCGGCTTCAAGACTCTGGAGCGTTCGTATCTCCTCAAGGACACGAGTCTAGTCATTCGCGAGCGCCCCCAGCACCTCTGGATGCGCGTGGCCCTCGCCCTCTGGGGCTCGGATCTGCCGAAGGCCTTCCGCACCTATGACTTGCTGAGCACCAAGAAGTTCACCCATGCCACGCCCACTCTCTACAGTGCCGGCACTCCCAGGCAACAGTGCTCCTCCTGTTTCCTCGTGGCCATGGACACTGACAGTATCACCGGCATCTTCAAGACGCTGAGCGATTGTGCGAACATCAGCAAATATGCGGGTGGCATTGGCCTGCACTGCTCCAATATTCGCGCGCGTGGCTCAGGGATTCGTGGCACGAATGGCACGAGCGACGGTCTTGTGCCGATGCTCCGCGTCTTCAACAACACGGCGCGCTATGTGAACCAGGGTGGGCGGCGCAATGGAAGCTTCGCCGTGTACCTGGAGCCGTGGCACGCCGACATTGAGGATTTCCTGAAGCTGAAGCTGAATACGGGTGCTGAGGAGGAGCGGGCACGCGACCTCTTCTACGCGCTCTGGATTCCTGACTTGTTCATGGAGTGCGTGGAGGCCGATGGCGAGTGGTGCTTGTTCTGCCCCGACGAGGCTCCTGGGCTTCAGGAGGTGTGGGGCGATGACTTCCGCAAGCTGTATGCGAAGTATGTGGCCGAGGGGCGCGCGAAGAAGAAGGTGTCGGCGCAGAAGCTGTGGTTCCAGATTCTGGATACGCAAATGGAGACGGGGACTCCTTACCTGTGTTATAAGGATGCTGCGAACGGGAAGAGCAACCAGCAGAACTTGGGTACCATCAAGTCGTCCAATCTGTGCTCGGAGATCATTGAGTATTCTAGCCCGGAGGAGACCGCGGTGTGCAATCTGGCGTCGATGTCACTGCCGGCGTTCGTTGTCGCAGGAGCCGATGGCAAGAAGTCGTTTGACTTTGAGGAGTTTCGGCGGGTGGTGGCGATTGTGGTGGAGAATCTGAATCGCGTCATTGACATCAATTACTACCCCACGGCCGAGACGGAGCGCAGTAATATGCGCCATCGCCCTCTTGGTCTCGGCATCCAGGGGCTGGCCGATGTGTTCGCCATGCTTCGGATGAGCTGGGAGTCAGAGGAGGCTGCGCGGTTGAATCAGCTCATCTTTGAGCACATGTACTTCGCGGCGGTGGAGGAATCTGCGCGCCTGGCCGTCGCCGAGGGCTCGTATCCGAGCTTTGCGGGCAGTCCCACGAGCCGGGGAGTTCTCCAGCCGGATTTGTGGAAGGTGGTGCCCTTGACGGAGGCCGATGGGAGCCTGGACTGGGCCGGTCTTCGTTGCCAGGCTACAAAAGGCATGCGCAATTCCTTGCTGGTGGCGCCGATGCCGACCGCGAGTACGTCGCAGATTCTCGGGAACAACGAGTGCTTCGAGCCGTTCACGAGCAATCTTTATAGTCGGCGTACGCTGGCTGGCGATTTCATCGTGTTCAACAAGTATTTGTTGACGGAGTTGATGGAGGCTGGGCTGTGGTCGGATGCGATGAAGCAGGAGATTGTCGCACGGAATGGGAGTGTACAGGGGATTGATGCGATTCCGCCCGAGATGCAGGCGCGCTACAAGACGACCTATGAACTGAAGCAAAAGGTGTTGATTGATATGGCGGTAGGGCGGGGGGCGTTTGTGGATCAGTCGCAGAGTTTGAACTTGTTCGCGGCGGATCCGAATTACGCGAAACTGACGAGCATGCACTTTTACGCCTGGAAGTCCGGGCTCAAAACTGGATGCTACTATTTGCGCACGAAGGCGCCGGTAATGGCGCAGAAATTCACCGTGGATCCCCGTCTTCTGGCGGCGGTGAGCGGTGGCAAGCCTGGATCTTCTGCGCAGGCGCAGGCCGATGACCAAGAGGATGATTATGTCTCTGATGACTCGGATGATGAGCGCCAGTCTCCTAAGACAGTGGAGGCTCTGAAGAAGGCATTGCGCACTGCGGAGCTCGAGGCGAAGGCTAAGGCGGCGGCGGAGGCGCGCCAGAAGTTGAAGGAGAGCGGGCAAGAGCACGTGCTGGACGAGGAGGTGTGTACTTCTTGTGGGAGTTAGAGAGGGAGTTGAAGAGGGAGTTAGAGGGATAAAGTGAAATAACTCTCACAATATAATTGCCGTACAGCCAGAAATAGCACCCGCCTTTTTTATCTTATCCACTTTTTCTTTGGGGAGATTTTTATAAAAATCATTCACCAATATATCTTTTTTATTTCCAAACATGTGCTTTCTAGTTTTCTTTATAATTTTCAAAATAATATCGCCGTGTTCTTGCTTTTTTATCTCGGCCTCTAATGATTTTGGAAATTGAGATCCTGCCTGATATATGGTATCTTTACAAGATGGATTACAATGCGCTTTTACACAACCTTCAAGTGTTTTTTTATCCGTCATTTTAGCGGCTTTTGTTATATTTTTCATTAATTTAGCGAATTCCTTGCCTTTAAGTTTGCGAGTCATATTTTTAGTCATTTTTTCTGTTAGTTTATTTACTTGGGATACAAATTTAGGACAATATGTTTTTTTACAGCGTGTTACTGCTTTTTCACTATTGTTCATATCTACGTATAATATAGATATTCACAGGGTCATACATTCTCAGAATATTCTCGGAATATTCTTAGAATATTCTCACATACAGTCTATTTAAAATGCCCGTTGGTCTAAGTGCTACTTTAAATTATAAGAGGTCTAAACTATAATATATAGTTTTCTATAGATGGCAACATATAGAAGAAGATATGATTTATTTGTTAATCATTTGAATGGGTATGTACAAGCGAATGGCCCTCAGAATTTATTACAAATTAAACAAATTGCTAAAAATTACGCAATTCAGTCAAGAAATGGTCAATATGATATTACAGCAAGAAAACGTTATTGTAGTTTATTTTACTCGTATTGTTGGCAGAATAATATACCACAAGAAGCAATGCCAGAAGGGTGGAGAGAGTGTGAATTAGTTAATCACTATGATCCAGATAATGAATTCCCAGAAGATCCTCACATTCAGAGATTAACAAGGAATAATGAAATAAATTTTAGAAGGGTGGTGGAGGAGTTGGGAACAATAATAAATGAAAGAGAAGATGAAAATTTAACTACAGAATAATTTCTAACCGAAGGATGCTGCGCTAACCACAAGGATGCTACGCTAACCACAAGGATGCTGCGCTAACCACAAGGATGCTACGCTAACCACAAGGATGCTACGCTAACCACAAGGATGCTACGCTAACCGCGCCTCTTACCCTTGCGTGAACCGGAGAATCCTAGTTTTTTTGCTATGATAGGCCACACGAAATAATACACTATAAAAACAATAACAATTAAAAAGAAAACATACTGGATCATGCCGACGAGGCGAGAAAGCCAGCAGAACCATGTTTGGTCAGTGGAAGAGCACTGTGTAATCCCCCCAGCATGTACCATCAGACCGGAATTTCCAAGCATAGAAGCGCCTAGGCTGCCGCTGCTGGCGCTGCCGCCACCACCGCGGCCGCCCTTGAAAGCCTCCTTTTTCTCCTTTTCTACAATGCCAGGATCCATTCTAATTCAAACGCAATAAAAATTGATGCGCGAGGGGTGTTAAAGGATAGGGTCCAAACCCACGATGAATCTCTTCGTCCTCAGCAAGAAGCCACAGGAGGCCGCACAAGCCCACGGCGATAAACACGTGGTCAAGATGATTCTGGAGGCGTGCCAGATGCTTTACTCGGCGCATTGGACGGCTTCTTATCCTGCGCTTCTCGGTGTACGCTCTGCCGTGGCGATTGCGCAAGCACACCGGCTCCTCGATGTTCCTATCCATATGCGTTCGGCGCCTCGCCGAAAGAATGTGGATGAATCTGGATTTCGCCCTGTACACTTACACCACCCCTGTACCATCTGGATTCGGGAGAGTTTGGGGAATTATATGTGGGCAGTTGAGCTCGCCCTGGCTTTGGCAGATGAATACGAGTTTCGTTGGCCAGGAAGAGTTCACGCCTGTCGCGCCCACGCCGAGTGGTTGAAGGTGAATCTGCCCCCTGGACTCCCAGAAGATGAACTCAAGGGCTTCGCGGTGGCCATGGACGACGAGTATAAAGTGGCCGGCGACCCTGTGGCATCTTATAGGAAATATTATCGGGAGTCAAAAAAAGAGAAGGGATTGACGGTGTATACGGGGCGAGAGAAGCCGGACTTTCTCAATGAATAGCCACCGGTTCAGGATAAATTCGCACCGATTTCAAGATGGATTTTTTCGGTTTAGGATTTTCCGTTGGAATGGGTCTCACCTTTTGAGAAAACATCCGCATCTCATCGCGGTAATGGGTGAGTCCAAGACAGAGCGCGTAGGCGCAAATAATTCCTAGACTCGCCGACATAATTGTAAAAGGGGTGGATGCCACGATCATGGCGTTTTGTCGTTGGACGAATTCTTCTTGTGTCTGGCCGGGAGGAATTTGTCCACCATTTGCTGGCAAATAGAACACAGCTCCTACAAATACGATGAAACCCGAGAAAAGTCCAGCGCAACCAATCTTTTTCACGATGCTCATTGGGACTGGAATGGAGTAAAAGGGGTTTGTTCAAATTTATTTGGCGTGGTGCCGGCGCCGGGTCTTGCGCTTATTCTTGCGTACACTCTTGCGAGTTCTGCGCTTACCTCCACTGGACCGTTTAGGAGGGGGTGGCGGTTTACGCGCGGCCCAGGCAGCAGCTGTATGAGCAGCATAAGCTTCCCGTGTTGCCTGAGCCTCGGCCGCAGCTGCAACTGCAGCTTCCTGGGAGGCGCGTGCTTCCTCGCGACGAGCTTTTACAAGGTTCGGGTCAGTTGCGCGCGAAGCATAGCGAGCGTTTGGAGCTGGCATTTGTGGCGATCTTACTTCCATCTAATATTCACGATATATATTCTGGCTTAGAACCTTCTATAAAATACGGAACATCTTCACCATCGTAATTTACTGTAATTTCTTCACCTGCGCCGATTGTTTGAATAGCAACCGAATAATAAATTTCTATATCTCCCTGCTTAACCATTGTAAAACGGGAATTTGATTTTACCTTGTGGTTAAGAAAAACGCCAAAGTCGGGCGTAATGAATAATTTGTGTGTTTTTACATTCCAAGTGAACGCGATTCCTATTCTTTCGCCTGCCTGTATTCTTCGCCCAGATATAACACCCTTTCCGTGAATATTTGAAGGACCAATCGTATATTTTTTAGAAGAACTTGCCTGGTACAGAAGAATTGTTATAGAGGCTAAGAGAACTATACACAAAACCCATTTTACAGGTTTCATCTACCATCAAATGCCAAAATTAAGAATGCTAGATTTGATAGTTGGTATAAACTACTTTCCATAATTTACTCCATGGAGCCACTCTTAGTGAATGATTCTGCGCCTGCCGAGGATAAGAAACCCAAGACGCGCCTAGAAAGACTCGGCACCGCGCTGGAGTCGCCGAAGACGATTCTCGGAATTTCCGGAATATATTTGACCCTCTACATTGTCTTTATCGGCAAGGAGGGTGGATTCACCACGCAGTTCCTCCACTTTGGCCCAGGGACAGATGATTCCAATACCACGACCTTCATCGGAATACGCCTGGATACTTGGCAAAGAGTTATTCTCATGTATTGCGTGAGTTTCGTTTCTGCCGTGATGAACACCTATTATTTGTACGCAATGACAAATAATCTTCATTCTTATATTTGGAATCGGGCGGTACCGAAAGTACCCTTCAGTAAAAAGTGGACGTATATTGTCGTCTTGGCCGAGCCATTTATTATGCAGGTTCTCCAAGTAACCCAGTTCTTCACCACGCTCACCATGCAACTCCAATTTATTATTCCGCAATTCATTGGATCCACGCTGATTGAAATTCCTTTTACAATCCAGAGGTTGCGCGAGAAGGAATACGAGTTTGAGTAAAAGGGACCTGTCTGACCTGGTCTAAACCGTCAGCCCGTATAATATATAATGCTTAGACCATCTCCAGAACAACAGGAAATCATAGACTGTGTAAAAGGAGGGTTCAATGTATTAGTAGATGCCGTAGCTGGTTCTGGTAAGACAACTACAGTTCTATTCCTAGCACTGGCGGTGCCAGATAAGAAGATTACCCTTTTTACATACAATTCACGGCTGAAGGCGGAGACGCGCGAACGTGTGCGTGCTCTAGGTCTGACGAACATCGAAGTACATAGCTACCATTCTTTCGGCGTGGCGCATTACAAATCGCAGTGCGTGACTGACGCCGACCTCAACCTCATTATGACAATGAACATGCCTTTGAAGAACAATTTTCGCCCCAATATTGTCATCATGGACGAGACACAGGATATGACGCCCTTGTATTTCCAGTTCATCCACAAGGCGCTCACCGATATGAATAAGATGACCTCACAACTTCTCGTACTCGGAGATAATATGCAGTGTATCTACGATTTTCCGCAAAAGGGAGCGGATCTGCGATTTCTCACAATGGCCGAACAATTGTATACTTCCCCTTATGAATGGAAAAAGCGGAATCTTCGGACGAGTTACAGAATTACGCGGCCGATGGAGTATTTTATCAACGAGGTCGTTCTCGGGTATCCTAGGATGAAAAGTGTAAAAGAGTCTGCCGTTCCCGTTGAATATATCACGGGGAATATTTTCTTCAAGGTGCCGGAATATGTTTACAAGCAGATCATGGATTTATTGACTATTTATAAGCCAGACGACATTTTCATCCTGGCACCTTCGGTGCGCACGCACAACGAACACAATCCCATCAAGATTCTGGAGAATACGCTGGTGAAGCGCGGAATCCCTTGCTATGTGCCTATTTCAGATGATTCTGAGTTGCGCGACGAGGCGCTAGTGAACAAGGTGGTGTTTTCCAGTTTCCATCAGAGTAAGGGGCTGGAGCGGAAGGTTGTGTTCGTGTACAATTTCAACGCGAATTATTTCACGTTTTATGAAAAAGAGAAAGATACCGCGATTTGTCCTAATGCGATGTACGTGGCAATTACTCGCGCTATGGAGCGTCTGTACGTATGCGCCGAAGACAATAAATCAACCCCTTTTACATTTGTCAAGAAGGATAAGTTTGGCCCAGCAGTGAAGAGGGTGGAGTTGGATCGTGGGGGAGCCTCGGAGGTGCTGGAGATTGAGCAAAAGGATGATACGCGGATGCGCCGAGTGACGGATTTGACGCGGTTTATTCCTGACGAATTGCTTGGGCGTATTGTGGAATTGTGTAAGATGGAGGTTGTTCGGGGGCCGTATGTAAATGTTGATATTCCTGATTCTATCCAGACGGCCGAGGGGCTCGTTGAGATGGTGTACGAGTTGAATGGAATTGCGATTCCCACGATTTACGAGCATCGCTTGACGGGGAGCATAAGTATCTTGAGGGATTTACAGGACCATTTTTCGCGCGCCATGATGTTCAATAAATCGGAGGAGATGCGGTTCATGAAGGAGAAAATTCAGAGTGTCTTGAAAGTGCCTTCGGGGGCGGCGGATTATTTGAAGTTGGCGAATGTGTATTCGGCTTATATTTCTGGCTATATCCACAAAATTGCGCAGATTAAGGAATATAAGTGGTTCTCGGTGGAAACCATTGAGCGCTTGTATGGAGTGTTAAAGGATACGATTGGAGAGCAGAACGACGCGTCAGAGTTTGAGTATACTCTGGATGAAGAGCGGTATGATTTTCACGGGAAGAATGTGGAGGTCTGTGGCCGCGCCGATTTGGTGGATAGTAAGGCGCTGTGGGAGTTGAAGTGTGTGGCGTTTTTGAAGGAAGAACACTTTGTACAACTGGCCCTGTATGCGTGGCTATGGCAGAGGACAGAATATAATGTGAAGGGTAGGAGGCGATTTATGATCCATAATATTCGTACGGGGGAGCTACTGGAGTTGAAGGGCGTGGAGAATTTGGATTACATTGCCGAGATGGTTCTGGACAATCATTTCCGTAAGTCGGTGGTGTTGAGTGACGAGCAGTTTTTGGCGAAGTGTAGGGAGAAACACCAGGCATATATTGAACCGAATATTAGTACGATCAAGTGTTTGATTCTGGATGATTGAGGGGGACTTCTGTTGCTTGGAAGATATTTATATCTGTTAAAATTTAAAAGTGGCAGAAAGGATTAAAATTGACTTAGATTTTTCTTACGAAACTAATACTAGATGGGGTGTATTTATCGTATAATTAATAGAATCGATGGTAAATCGTATGTGGGACAATATTGTAAAGATAATCCGAAGCGACGATTTACTACTCATAAAAGTAATGCTAGAAAGGAGAATTCAACACAATACTTATACAGAGCAATTAGAAAGCACGGAGTTGAAAACTTTGATTTCACATTAATATGTGTCTGCGACAATACTGAATTGAATGACCTTGAGATGAAATATATAAAAGAATTTAATACATTTGGAGAAAATGGCTATAATATGACAATAGGGGGGCAAGGCATAAAAAATTATAAACATACACCTGAGACAATAGAACGACTGCGGGTATCAAGCACTGGAAAATTTCCAGATGAGGAGACACGAAAAAGAATTTCAGAAGGTCTTATGGGTCATGGTTGTAGTGAAGAAACCAGAGAAAAACTCAGAAAAGCATCTACTGGTGTTTCTAAAAAGCCTGAAACTATTGAGAAATTACGGTTAGCATTAACTGGAAGAGTAGTATCAAAAGAAACGGGTGAAAAATTAAGTAAGGCTTTATCTGGCAAATCTAAATCTAAACAACATATTGATAAAATAAAAGCGATTAAACGTAAATTATTACCAGAAGATATACAATATATTAGAGAAAATCCAGATAACCTTACAGGAATTCAACTAGCCGAAAAATTCAATAGTAGCAGGGCGTCAATATCAAGGATTATAAATAATAAGAGATATATTGATTAACTACAGGTTTGAAATGTTCTGCGGTCTAAATGATATAATTATATATCATATAAATGTCTTATCAGCAGAAGTTTGAGTTAGTTAGAGAATCCCTTATTACACATTATAAAGAACGTATATCAGCATTATGGGGCAGTAATTACTTTAATATGCACTTAGCGAGCGATGTAGGCATGGACTTTGGCCATGCATATATAAATATATTTAAGGAGGAATTTAGTGAATATATGACCTCAGAAATTGAGATGCTTTTATGGTTTGCTGGTAAAAACATTGCGTTTTCTGTTAGTTCATTTATGTCATATAGGGAAGATGCCGAACTTGAGGATGTACTTGATTTTACAGAAAAATTTTTATCAGAGCAACTAGATGATTTTGATAATTGGTGTGATGAAATAGGAATTGCTATGTACGAAGAGAGTTCTGAAAATCAGATGGATGTTGAAGACAGGAAGGAAGACGATCCTTCGTAGTTAATATTTTCTTTTTACTCTTCTACAATATTATCCCCATCTGAAATATCAGAATCATCTAGCACAATACTAACACCATTTTCTAATAGTTTTATATGGTCGTCATAAATATTGTCTATAGATGATATAAATATATCTGTTCTATCAGGATTGTTAATTTCTGATAGAAGGTTTTCATTTAACCACTCGTCGTTATTTTTATATACATCTTGTTGTAATATTCTAATTATTTTATAGCCCTTTTCTTTTGCCTTTTGCATCTTAAATACATCTTTTTTTATAGCAGTTTCTGGAGTATCCCAGTTCCTTACTTGTTTGAAATGTTGCCCTCCATCAAGTTCTATTATAGTCATAATAGAAGGTATCATAAAGTCATATCTTAAGAATCTACCAGTTTTTGGATTAATACACCATTCTGCCCTATATTCTTTGACAGTATTTTGATAAATATCTTTTAACCATTTATACAACTTTGCCTCAGTTTTATTAAGGCACATACTACAACCAGCTCCCTGTAAATGTGAATTTGGAGATTGATTAAATACACCACAGTCCTTACATATAATCTTTACAGCTTTTCTACTTTTATCATACACAGATAGAGAGTAATCATATAAATCGCCATGTATTTTCTTGGCTTCCTTTATAAAATCCTCTAGACAATATACTCCTGTACATCTTTTACACCCTGTTCCACTTAAGTGGTTAAATGGGTCCTGTGTGAATTCGCCGTGTATTTTACATATTATAATTATATGTTGGTGTCCTGATACATAATTTGTTTTTGAATAATCGTATGTATCGCCATGAACCTTCTTGGCCTCTATAATAAATTCTTCATTTGTTTTTCGCTGATTTTCACTCCTTTCTTTTATACCACATCGTTCGCATCCTGTACCACTCATATGGTTTCCTGGCCGTTGTTTAAATTCCCCATGTATCTTGCATATTATACTTACATCTGTTAATGAATTTATATATATAACCTTGGAATAATCATATTTATTATCGTGTATTTCATTTGCTTTACCTATAAATTCATCTAATGTAAATCTATTCGCTTCTGATCTTCTAATAATACTACACTTAGTACAACCATTTTTATCAGAATAATGTTTATATGGAGTCTGAGTGAATTCACCATGT